CGATACTCATCCAAAATGCTTCGGATGAGGTCTTGATCTCGTTTACTGGCTTTGTGAAATAATGCGATAATTTCATAATCTTCATCAGAGAATGTCGGTTTACTGCCCCATGCAATTTTGTCATCAACCATTCCAACAAGTTCATCGGTTGTGATGCCCATTGCTTTTGCGATCTTCTGATAAGTTGCAATTGTAGGAGACTGAGCATTTCCTCTTGGCGTTTTACCATTAATAATGTAACTGAGATTTGTTGGTGTTATCTCAGCTATTTTGGCAAATGCCCTTAATGACATATCATGCTCTTCCAGATAGTTTTTAATAACATCTCCCAAACGCATTTTATCTCACCTCTGAAAAGTGTCAAATTGATATTACATCAGTTACAAAAGAAAGTCAAGAGAAAAATGCAAAATAGAATTGACACTTAAACAATAAAGTGTTATATTGGTTTCACACTTGATGAAAGGAGCGTGAAACAAATTGAACAGATTGCGAGAGATCAGAGAGAGCAGAGGCATGAACATTACCGATCTCGCCAATGCTTCTGGAATCACTCGTCAGACAATTTACCGTCTGGAAAACGAGGAAAGCGAAAATATTAACACCAAAACTCTCAAAGCGTTGGCTATTGCTCTCGATGCAAAAGTAACTGATTTTTTTGTAGAGTAAGCGTGAAACAAGTTTAACACGGTGAGTATGAATGAGTGCTTTGCATTCAATACGATACATCCGATCAAAACAGAAAAGATTATTTCATTATATATCACGACAATACAAAGCATTCATTCATGCTCACCGAAAAGAAGAAAGGGGTAACACATGGAAAACATCATAGCCACATGGAGGACACCAGGTTTTTTCAAAGCTGATGCTCAGAAAGTCAGCGAGGAACTCCGAGAGATCGGAGAAGAGTTTACACCACGGGATATCGTGGACGCTGCCGAGGATGAAACTAAAGAATTGCACAAGTGCTTTGAATGGGATAACAGCAAAGCGGCAGACAATTACCGATTGTATCAAGCCAGAATCTTGACAAGCCAGTTGGTTTTTAAGAGAGAAGTAACCGATGACAATCCGGCTCCCGCTCCTGTTCGGATCTTCAACAAGACTGAAAACAACGGCGGGTACAAGATTCCAGAGCGGACTTTCAAAGTTCAAGAGGAATATGAAGCCCTTCTTCAGAGGGCAATGGCAGAGTTAAGAGCGTTCAAAGCCAAGTATGCCGCTCTTCATGAGTTGGATTATATCTTGGAGTTGATAGATTAAAGCTGATTACAGAACATTAAAGAATAGCACGGCTTACCTTAGAACACCTCAAAATTTAAGCAGAGTTTCACGGCTCTGCGAAGGGCTGAATAGTTCTTGTATAATCAACAAACTAATAGAACAAGTAACAGCAATATACATTATCAGAGCAAAGAACAACACACGTTACTATAAATTCAGCTTTTCGTAGAGGCGTGAAGCCCAGTATACTTCAGAAAAGAACAGGCAAATATACGTTATAACAACACACCAGAATACATCTGACACGGTCTTGTGCCGTGTGAAGGGCTGAAACAGGCCAATTAAGATCACATCAATAAAAAATAACATATGACAGATCATGACTATTCAGCTTTTCACAGGGCATAAGCCCTAAATAAAAATCATTATAAAGGAGAAAAAACAATGAACACACCCAAGAAAACCGATGAGATTATCATCAAGGAGATCAAGGTCGAACACGCAACTATCATCATCGAGGGAAAAGGCGATCTTGTTCTCAACTGCATGAATGCCAGCAATACCCGGCAGCTTCTCGCTGATGACCGTAAGACCCAGACTCTCTGGGAATCCCAGCACAAGAACAAGTGGGAGGACATCATCACCTCGATGCACTGGCGTGACGGCATCCCTGTGGAGGATACCAACAAGGAATGCACTGAAGAACTGTTCTTCAAGATGCTGGCTGAAAATGCCCCTTGCATCTCTGCTTTTGGCCTGAAGAAATCTTGGGGTCAGGCGGTTGTCCGTCAGGAGATCGACAAGTTCTCAACCAAGTTTGATTCTGCTGTCAACATCGTTGCTACTGGTGGGCTGATTCCGATTAAGTTTGCCGAATGGCGTATGGATGAACGGCTGATGAGTCCGAAACGTGGTGCGCCTGTGACCACTCGTCTGAATCACTTTGTTGGCTGGTCTGCTGAAATCCCCATCGAGTACACCACAAATGTTTACTCCAGCACTGAGATTGCTACCATCGTTAACTATGCTGGATTCTCACTCGGCATCGGGTCTGGACGGAGCAGCGGATACGGTCGGTATCATATCATCGACATTAAATAAGGAGGTGGCATAATGCCACGAACGAAACTAGACCCGCCGAAATACCCGCCGATTAATCGGCTCAGGGCGATGATCCTTGATCGGATGTATGTCAATCGCATAACGTTAGAAGATCTCGCCAGCATGGCTCATATAAGTTACCCGCATATGAGAAGACTGATGGCTACAAAAGATCCTTGGGACTGGCCCAGAGATGTTAGGCGGCGTATTTGTACTGGGTTAGACTTTCACATTGATCGTGGGGTTAGCGTAGAGTGGGAAAGAGAGGGGGAGTGGTGATTGGGGAATTACATCTATCGAGACCAGCCCTGTAAGCCAGATTGCCCAGACCGCCAGCCTGGTTGTTACTGCCAGAAGAAACAAGACTGGGACGAACAGAAAAACGCTAAAAAGCAAATGATAAAGGAAGAGAAGAACAAAGTCGGCCTAGTGATGGCCATCAGGAACCCTCCGAGGGTTCGGAAAGCGAGGATTAAATGATTCAAGTAAACGCATTTTGGTTCGGGGTTTTAATGACGATTGTCGTTGAGATCGGGCTGGTAATTCTCATGGGGATTATCCGTGTAGCGTTCGGCAAAGACGAACGGGATGATGTCGAAATCAAGAAGGTGGATCTCCCGCCGGAGGTTGAAGAGGCCCTCATCAACGAGATTAAAAAGTATGAGGAGGAGAACAAGCACGATGGCGTTTAAATTCAGAAGTAGGCTGAACTACTCCGACCGGGCAATCAGGGCAATGAGCCATGAAACCAGAGAGAGATTGTATAGGCAAGAAAAAGATCAGCTATTCATGCAAATCAAAGGCTTGTCTGCTGCCGAGGTTCAAGAGGCTCACGATCAGCTGATCCAGAAGTGGAGGATCTGATGAAGTATATCTGCGAGAACTGTGGATGGTGCGATGACGAGTCAGAGTTTTGCTGGCAAGGAAGGGACATAGATGATTTCGGATGGAATTGTCCGTGCTGCGGAAAAGATGACGGGTGGATACATGAAGCGGTTCTGTGCGATTGCTGTGGAGACTGGTTTGGAGAGGACGAACTGAACGGCGGGATATGTCGAGACTGCCTTTGGGATTATATCACGACTCAAAGAACCGATATCGTTCTGGGCTTCCTCTTTGAAAACCGAGATGTTTTCGGGGAGTTTGCTTCCGATGTTATATGCCGAGAAAGTAAAAAGAAAACCGCCCGGTGTAGCCAGCACCAGACGGTTGCAATGAAAGGGGAACTAAAATGAACGTAAATGAATTATATCCGATTTTAGAGGATTCCGCAAGCCCCAATTTCAACGAGACCAGGATGGAGACTCTGCACAGGGTAATAGAAGCCAGCGCAGAACGTGAGCGGGAGTTAACATTTCGCCATCCGATGATTCCTGTGATTGTCAATTGGGCAGTTGTATTCATGGCAATTGCCTTGGTGATCTCCTTGGTTGTTTGGGGAATCGATGCCACTATCCGGCATAGGGCGAGCGAATTGACCGCCCAGGCGATGGCTGATAGGGAGCAGCAGGAACAGGCAGCGCAACAGGCTGAACAAGAACGACTGAAAGCGTTAGCCCAGACTAAAGAAGCGACTATCAAATCGCAAGCTACGGACTGTGCCAAGGCCCTGTATGGGATAAACAAATTTATCGACAAATACCATTACACCGAAAACGACCTGAGAACATACCTGAGATGCGCTTTCAACCGAGTCGATGCCAGAGGGATTCCCCTCGATGAGATTCTTTATGAGAAAGACCAGTTTCTCGCCTGTAACGAGAGCAATCCCGTTTTGACAGACCTTTACGACATCGCTAAAGCTGCCGTGACGGACTGGCATAACGAGGAATCCAAGCCGTGTGACCTGAGCTATCAGTTTGCAGAACTGACTCCGAATGGAATCTATCTGAAAGCGGATCTCCATGCGGACGGATATGCGAGGCGGTGGTGGTATCAGTGATCGACCTGGAAGAATACAAAGACCGTGGGAGAGACAGCGTATGTCCTGTATGCGGTAAAGAATGGCATATAAACTATACAGATATGTGGGCATATAAACGTGAGGCCAGGAGCGAAAACGGCAATCATCCGACCATTTATCTTTGCGGCTATGGTTGCACTTTGGCGTATGACAGGCAACGAGAAGAAGAAAAGAAACGTGAGTTTGAGATGGCTGAGGGAAAAGTTTGCGGCAAATGCAGATACTTCTCGACAGATATGTATGGCTTCTATGACTGCTCGGCATCGGCAATAGTTGTAAACCCCATCAAGAAGGGATGCCGGAAGTTTAAAGAGATTGTGAAGAGGTGACGGGATGGTTCTGATCGAGAGGGAAAAGCCCAAAAGTTGCAGTTGCTGCTGGTATGACAAAATCTGTAAACGGTGGATGACTCACAACTGGGGCAGCCCACCGCCAGCCGACTGCCCATTAAAGGAACTGCCACAGCATGGAAGACTGATAGATGAAGATGTGCTAATTAAAACAGCAAAAGAAGTGACAGAAAATACATACCCGCTTTCTTTTGATGCGCTTGAACTATTCTCGATGATTCCAACCGTCATACCAGCAGAACCGGAGGAGGAAACATGAATATTAAATGGAGAATTGCAGACAGAATTTTACCGACAATCATATATTGGAAGTTCCCAAACGGTTGTTATAAGTACACTTGTTGGCGGCATGGCTTCAGATATGAAATAAAAGCGGTAAAGGCATCGCATGGCAGTTGGGGAGAGGATGAAACATGTACGAAGAACTTGTGAAGCACCTTCGCTTTTACGAAGACGGTACATTGTATTACAAGCAAGCCGCCGATGCCATTGAGGTGCTGAGCAAGCCTCAGTGGATTCCGGTGACGGAGCGGTTGCCGGATCATTTGACTTCCGTAATTGTTCACAGAAAAGATGGCGGGATATTCATATGGGAGTATTTCGATACTTCTCCAACGGACGAATGTTGGATAGATGACAGCATGAACGTTTATTCTTTTTATGATGTCACCCATTGGATGCCGCTACCGGAGCCACCGAAAGAGGCAGAGGAGGAAACATGAGCGATACAGCAAGAGAAATGACTTATGAAGAGCAAGTTGCAAATTTCATTATTAACGTACTGGCTTTGGATATTATGTTCTGCCACAAACGCGATTTGATTGGTTTAATACTCGGATTATCGTACAGACATGAGCGTGAATTGAAAGACGCACTTTATACCCAGACCCCGTCATGTACTTTGAAGGCAGAGGAGGGAGAGGCATGAGCATCTTAATCAAGGGCTTTGAGAAGCCGGATCACTGCCTTAGATGCCCTGTAAAAGGAATTGACGATGGGTGCCTTTTACAGGGTGAAGCTGCTAACGCAGATTACGAAAGCTGGGAAGATCAGATGGCAAACTGCCCTCTCGTCCCCGTCCCGCCGCACGGTCGGCTGATTGATGCAGATGCTTTAAAGGAAAAATGGATTTTCAGGGGAGAATCAGAGCGTTGCTATCGGGAAGAGATTAATAATGCTCCAACCATCATCCCGGCAGAGGAGGGCGAGACATGAAAGGCCGCTACAAGAAAGAGACAGCCCGTGAATATCCTGCCGATGTGCTACGGCATCGCTATATCTATTGCAGTAGTCGAGAGCGAATCAAATGGTGCAAGAAGTATCTGAGCCGCATATACAGACGGCGAAGCAAAGCAGAGGAGGGCGAATGATGCCACATTTTGAAGGCAAAACGGGATACGGTTGTTCTTGCCCTGATGGGACTTGCGACATGAATTGCAGAATGTATCGTCTTGCCGAAAGCAAGCCATCGAACGCTGACCGCATCAGGGCAATGACAGATGAAGAGTTAACTAAATGGATATGCGATATTTTAGATGACGATTGTTTCGAAGAATGGCTCGACTGGCTGAGAAAGGAGACGGAAAAGGGCGAGTGATGAGTTTACCAACTTGCCCGTCATGCGTTTATGCCACACACAAGTGTGAAAAAACCGGGGTGACTATTAGAAGATCAACAGGATGCACGTTTCATGAACTGAAACCGCAGACAAATGCCGACCGCATCCGGGCTATGACGGACGAGGAATTGGCAGACTTCTTGAGGCACAGAAAATGGAACCCTCACGGGATAGTATATGCAGACGATCATTTAATTGACTGGCTGAGAAAGGAGGCAAAATCGTGACAAAAGATGAAGTGATTAAAGAAGCAATGGAAAAGCTTGGTGCTGAATTATTTCCAAGAGGAATCGAGAACAGGCTGAGATTCGTCTACAACGAAGGGTTGAAGGCCGGAAGACTTGAGATCAAATATACCGAAGAAAGTATGCAACAGGAATATCAACGTGGGTATGAGGACGGATCACACGATCATAACGTAGAAGACCATTGCGCTTATTGCTTTTACGAGCCTATTTGGGAAAATGATGAGCCTTGCAAAAGCTGTATGTATTCGCATGGAAGTTGCTTCAAGCTGAAAGAACAAAAGAAGGTAAAGACCAACGCAGATAAATTTGAAGAAGTGTTTGGGCATATGCCGGAAGTGTTCAATACCGTAAGAGGGACTGGACTAGATGCCTGGTGGAACGAGCCGTATAAGGAGGAAGATGATGGCTAAGAAGCAAATCAGCATCAAGACGGTGGATGGTAACCGCTACGATTTCGTCCGAGATGAGTCCAACTGGCCTTTTGTTAAATACAGTCTGGATCAGGATTGGATCAAAATCGAGGACGGCAGCACCATCAGGAAGTTTTTTCGCAATAACATTGTGTCAATTACTATTAAGGAGCTGACGGATGAATAGGGACAATGATTTGACCGCCGTGATCAAAAAGAAGGGCAAGAGTCCTATTCGAATTGAAGCATGGAGATACTGGTCAATCATGGACGCTCTGCAATGGTACGGAGTCGACCGACAAACCGCATCAGACCTAGCCAAATGGTGCGGGAGAACGCATGAAGAATTGACCAAGATTTCGGGAGATGTCTCGATTGAACTGGTCGCAGAAAGGGGAAAGAAGAATGGGTAGGATTTACCCGGTATTACCTGTAGCGTTTCCGATTGATATTAAGATCAAAACTGGGAGCGATACATTCTCCCATCGAATAAAAGAGGGAGATAGGGTGAAATGTTTGTGGTGCAAAGCCGGAATCACGCTGAACAACGATACGGTATTCCGCTTTAAGCATGAGTACGACACCAACGCCAAAGTACAATGCAAGCTGTGCAGTAAAGTTGTCGATATTACTTATTACTGCGATAACTCCAATCGGCTGAAGATTGAGACATGGGATGCCAAATATGTAAAAACAAAAATGGAGGAATCAGTCAATGGCAATTAAGAAAGCAAACGAGTTGGATTACGCCAACAAAAAGATGTCGATCATCATCCAGGGATCCCCTGGTGTTGGGAAGACCACCCTCGCCCAGTCCGCTCCAAAGGTTCTGACTATCGATGCAGACAATGGGATGTGCCGTGTAAAGCCCCAGCACCGTCAGGACGCCTCGGTCTGCACCACGTTCGATGAAGTGCTGGCTGACATCAAAGCCGCTAAAGGCGAGTATGAGACCATCGTTATCGACACGGGCGGTGCGCTCATCGAGATGATGAAGCAGTATGTCGTGGATAACCCGAAAGATTTCAAAGGCGGGGCAAAAGCTACTGGTGGTATCTCGCTCCAGGGTTTCGGATTTGTGAAACAGCTTTGGAATGATTTCACCGCCGACCTTCGCCGGAACTTCAATGTGGTTATCCTCTTCCATGAGTCGGCAGAGCGGAACGGTGATGACGGCACGTTCTACCAGATCGTCTGCGAGGGTAGCACCCGCAACACGGTCTATCAGAGTGCCGACCTCGCAGCCAGACTGTTCATTAACAATGGTCAGCGGTATCTCGGATTTACTCCGACAGAGCAGTATTCGGCTAAAGCTTGTTTCGGGATTGAGGGGCTGGTTCAAGTACCTGAGTTGAAAGAAGGACAGCCAAACGATTTTCTGACCAAACTGTTTGCAAAGGTTCGGACGAATCTGGCAGAGGAAACCAAAGCCCTAGACAAAGAACAGGCTGAGTACAAAGAAATTATGGAGGCTGTGAAGCGGATCTGCGAGGATATTACTGGACTCGATACCATAGAAGGTGCATTTGAAGCTTTCACTAAACTTGATCATGTCCTGTCATCGAAAGAAGAAGGAATTGCGATGATCAACAAACGCTGCAAGGAAGTTGGCATTAAGTGGGACAAGACCCAGAAGGCGTGGGTCGAGACCAAAAAGAAATGAGATACCGTCTTACAAAATCTCTTATTGACGCCTGGTACTACTCATTCATTCTCGATAGCGGATACGATACGTTTATTAATGTTCTCAATCGTATCCCTATCGAGCCGAATAAAAAGATGCTGGACGGGACTGAATTCGAGGGGTGCGTTAACAGCGTTCTGAATGGCATGACCATGCCGGAAGACCACAAGTGGTACAAAGGCGTTATGGCGATGGCAGAGTATCTGGAAGGGTCCCAACAGCAGGTGAACCTTCATCGGGAGATTACGGTGGATGGGGTGGACTTCCTCATCCACGGTGTCCTCGATTACTTAAGGTTTGGCGTGATATATGACTGTAAGTTTACAAGCAATTATCACTTGAACAAATACCTGCACTCCAGCCAGCATCCATTCTATCTCTATCTCGTCCCAGAAGCTAGGCGTTTCGAGTATGTAATCTCAGACGGGAAAGAAGTCTTTTGGGAGAAGTATCCTCGTTATATTGTCCGAGAGCCGGATGAGATTATCCGTGATTTCATGCGGTATCTGGACAAGCAGAATCTAGCAGAAACATATTTTAAAAATTGGGAGGTTTCTACCTATGGGAAACTGGTCGAATTACCATCGTGAGGAAGCGGAGTTTACTCCAATTGTCGGCAAGATTCGGTGCGTTATCACCGATGTGGAAGAAAAGGTTTCCAAGAGCGGAAACAACATGATCGTGATCACGGTCAATCCGAGCGGGTCCAAGGCGAAAGTTAAGTACTGGCTGGTCGATAACGATTACTTCAATCGGAATGCGACATCGTTCTTTGACTCGTTTAAAGAAATTGAGGAAGGCAACTTTGACTTTTTGACCTGGATCGGGGCAGAAGGTGCTGCCATGTTCAAGGAAGGGGATAACGGTTATGCCGAGATTGCCTATTTCATCTCTGCCGATCGGGCGGCTAATCTCCCACCGTTCGAGGGAACGAAGCCGCCTCGTCAGACCATCAGCACCATTACGGAATCCGATGACGATTCTGAGCTGCCGTTTGATATCTGATGGTTAAGCATTGGACGGATAGCGAGTTAAGTATCGAACTGTCCAAGCTGATGATCATTGTCGATACCAGGGAGCAGAAGAATGCTCACATTCTCGATTTCTTTGAGCAGAACAAAATCCCGTACAAGATCAGAAAACTGGATTCCGGGGACTACTCGGCAATGGTTGGGGATCTCACTCTGGAACATGATGTCTTTATCGAGCGGAAGAATTCGCTGACCGAGATATGCGGAAATTTCGCACAGAATCGGGAACGGTTCGACCGGGAATTTACCAGAGCAAAAGCGGACGGAGCAAAGCCGTTCATTCTGGTCGAGAACAACACCATAAATGATGTCTTCAAAGGGAACTACCGATCCCAAATGCCGCCGAAATCTTTATGGGCCAGTTTCTGCACTTGGATGGTTCGATACAATACCACGATTCTATTCTCAGACAAGGCGCATTCCGGCAAGATCATTTATTCCGTTATGTACTATTACGCAAGGGAGTTGATGCTTCATCGGAATGGGTGACAGCCAAAAGATCCCGTATCGCCCCGAATCTCGCCCTGTACGGTGCGATGTACTCGGCAAGGAATTCTATCATGGGTGCATCAGGAAATGTCGTGACGAGGCTGTGACGAGACGGTACGGGGTAGGCGGCGAGGTTAACGTATCCGTATGGGTGTGCACCAGATGCCGACACGCTATCAGGTATAAATTTCATGGAGGGCTGGGTTGTGAGCTGGACAGACCGATACCAGAAAGAACATCGGGCAACGTGGGAAGACATCGCCACAGCGATACACGAAGCGGTAACGATGGACGAGGCAGTCAGGCTGTACACTCCAGACCCTCCTCCGAGGTATCATCGGATACCATGCCCGATCCATTGTGGGAGGGACTATAACTTCTCATACACAGACACGGGTTACAAGTGTTTTGTATGCGGTGCAAGCGGAGATACAGTGTCCTTTGTTAAGGATGTGCTGAGACTCTCTACAAGGGTAGACGCTATGAAGCGCATAAACGCTGATTTCCGCTTGCATTTGCCGATAGATACTAACATCACGTTTCAGGAAAGCGAAGAACTGAAGAGGCGTAGAGAGGCTGTCAGAAATAAACAGGAAGAGGCAGAAGAATGGCTGAACGGTATCGAAGCTTTATGGGATGTGTGGTGTCGGTATGATCGGGAAAAGAGGGAATGCGAGCCTGGTTCGGCAGCATGGATAGAGGCAGTAAAAAATATAGACAGGGTAGGGTATGAGATAGACTGCTACCCTGAGAAACCGAGGTGAGCAGAGATTGAATTAGGTACACTCCACGCTGTTGCTGTTCGACCTCAGTTACAGTGTACGAATAAACAAGGAAAGCCAGACCTGACGATTCAGAATTTCTTCACGATTATGCAGATGGATAAGCATTATGATCAGGTCAGATATAACGAACTGAGCGATTGTGCAGAGATACATTCTGTCAGGAATGGCGAGATAGATATCAAGAAATGGGACGATACGGACGAGGCGAAGAGCAGAAACTACATCGAGTCTACATACGGCATGTACTCAAAGGAAAAACACTCTGATGCGCTGCGAATGTTATTCGATGAGCGGAAATACAATCCGATCATTGACATCATCGAGAATGTGACTTGGGATGGGGTCGAACGCTGTGAGGAGTTTCTCACCCGGTGGGCGAAATGTGAGGACTCCCCCTATAGTCGGGAGGTGTCCCGGTTGATCTTCGCCGGAGGCATCCACCGTCTTTACCGACCTGGTACAAAGTTTGACGATGTCCCGATTCTGATAGGTGTCCGGCAAGGGGAAGGTAAGTCGACATTGGTTCGGTTCTTGGCTATCAATGACAACTACTACGGTGAAGTCACGCAGATGGAAGGTCAGCAAGCGATTGAGCAGTTACAGGGCAAGTGGATATGTGAGATAAGCGAACTGCTGGCATTGACGAAAACGAAAGAGCAAGAGGCGGCAAAAGCCTACATTACCAGAGCATTCGACAAGTACCGGAAACCTTGGGACAAAAACACGGTGGATCTCCCCAGACGATGCACGTTCATCGGAACAAGCAATAATTCGAACCCTCTGACCGACAAGAGCGGAAACCGGAGATATTATCCGATTGAGGTACATAGTAACGGCTATGATATTTTCGATCATGAGGCTGAGATAAGAGACTATGTCCTGCAATGCTGGGCAGAAGCGAGGGATAAATATAAGGCTGGAAAGATGCCAAACTACGCCAGCAAAGAACTTGTCGCAGAATACCGAAGACGGCAAGACTCAGCCATGCAAGACGATTGGCGGGTCGGTGCAATCGAAGACTTTCTCGATAAGAAACTCCCAGGAGAGATAACCTGTGTTCGGGAAATCTGTCATCGAACCTTGTCATCTGATCCAGACCGTCCGCATGAACCCAGCCTCATCGAATCGAAAGAGATTGGAATGATCATGAATCGGCAGAAAGATTGGGTCAGGCTGAGAGAGAAGAAACGGTGCGGTTCCTATGGCCCACAATGGTGCTGGCAGAAGATCAGGCCAGAAGAAGATGAAGAGGAGAAACCTAAGACCACTACCCAACCGAAACAGGAAGATCCGAAAGTAGATTACAGTGCGTTCTTTGAGGATGTGGACGATGATGATCCATTTTCTGAATTGCCGCTATGAAAGAAGGTGATTAACACGGCAAAAGTAATTGATAAGACTGCTTTGGAAATGATTAATCTCCGTAATAGAATCATAGCCCAGAGAGAGGAGATCAAGAGGCTACAAGCCGAGGTTAAAAGGTTGAAGGATAAATATGAGCCAAATTAGTTTCTTTGAGGGGAGCAATCCTCTTAAGATTGACAAACCAATACGCCTGATTGAGTTGTTTGCTGGCATTGGAGCGCAGGCAAAGGCATTGGAGAACCTGGGCATTCCCTTTGAGCATTACCGTATCTGTGAGTTCGATAAATACGCTGTGATGTCCTATAATGCGGTACACGGTACGGATTTTCATACCAGTGATGTTACCATGATCCATGCTGCCGATGTGTGTGTGTGTGATACAGATAAGTATTGCTACATTCTGACATACTCTTTTCCATGTACTGACCTGTCCAGTGCTGGCAAACAAGCCGGGATGAGCAGAGATAGCGGTACTCGATCGGGGTTGTTGTGGGAAGTAGAACGGCTGCTGAAAGAGATGGATGAGTTGCCGCAGATACTCTTGATGGAGAATGTGCCGGAAGTGATTGGGGAAAAGAACATTAAGGACTTTGCCGAATGGATAGCGTTTCTGGATGATCTTGGGTATCAGAGTAAATACCAGATTCTCAATGCAAAGAACTATGGTGTGCCGCAAAACCGTGAACGCTGCTTCATGATATCGTGGTTGGGGGATTTCTATTATGACTTTCCGCAGCCGGTGCCGCTCAACAGCCGATTGAAAGATGTCCTCGAGCATAATGTCGATCAGAAGTATTATCTCTCTGATGATCAGGTGTCTAAGCTAACTCTTAACAAGGATTTTTACGAAAAGGAAATAGCCAACACAGTCAGATGTGGGGGGCGTGGTAGCTACGATAAGAACCATAGTTGGGATATATGCGCGGAAAAGATCATTGTTGCTGGTAGCCTAAACGCTGAGAAAGAATGCCAAGATAGAGTTAGAGTGCTATCTGATAACGGCATATGCCAAGGATTAAGAGCAACAGATTACAAAGACCCTCCAAAGGTGATATGTAATGCAAATTGATAAATGCAAATGTGCTGGTGTGTTATCGGGTGGTAAATGGGATCATCTTATTGAGATGTCTTGTCGTGTTTATGATACGGACTATTTGTCTCCGACAATAACAGCAAAAGGTGGTGGAAACCAGGAAGTGAAAATAATCGAACCGTCTGCATTACGCATGGTAAGAACCGAAGAAGGTAAACGTGTTAGAAAAGCCTATGAAAATCATGAGATCGAATGTGGTTTTAATGAGAACAGAAAAGCAGAACCAAGAACAGATGGTTGCTCTAACACGATTTCCACGGTGCAGAAAGATAATTACATCATGGAACCAGTAATCGGTGCTATCCGCGGTCGGAATCCAGAAGACCCAGCAGATCGAACCGCCGGGGTCAAAACCCAACAAAGGTTAGAAATCGGTGGGGATATCTCAAATGCTCTAACAACGGTCCAGAAAGATAATGTTGTGGTCGAACCGCAGTTTCTGGTTCGGAAGCTCACCCCAAAGGAATGTTGGCGGCTGATGGGATTCGATGATGATTCTTTTGATCGAGCAGCGCAGAAGGTATCCAACAGTCAGCTTTATAAGCAAGCCGGGAACAGCATCGTAGTCGATGTCCTGATGGCTATCTTCGGCGAGATGGTTTAGAAAGAAGGTGAACTATTACGGCTAAAGTAACAATCGAAAAGATTCAAGAATTGCGTGAGCAAGGTCTGAAGTATAAGCAGATAGCTGAGAGGCTGGGGACTACGGAGAATTATTGCAAGCGGCTCATGTATGACGCAAAACATCCAGAGGCAAAAGCCAAACATGAGAAATCTATATCTTGCCGATACAACAAGAAAGATGAAGGTATCGAGATCCCTGGCACTGAAATGGTAATATCCAAAAATGCTGATGTTATGGAATATGCTGTCGGTAAACTGGGTGACGAGAAGGTTTCCGCATTCATAAACTATCACTTGGATATGATGCGGATGCGTCAGGGGGTAGATAAGAGAAACGTTTATGATCTCTATCAGCGGTTGGGAAATTACCTTCAATACTGTTCAGAACATCAGATCATGCCTAATAACATGAATGCGTATTTCGCAATCGGAATCAATAAGACAGATATCTCGATGTGGTATTCGGGCAAGAGTGGTACTCCAGAGCATCGAAAGTTTGCTGAGGATATCAAAGCACTCTTCTCGTCTATACATGAACAGGGAGCCGTTGACGGCCTCATAAACCCCATTCTGACAATCTGGTGGCAGAAAGCATACGATAATATGATTGAGGCCCAGAAGGTTGAGCAAGTTGAGGAAACTCCCCTGGGAGAAAAGCAGAGTGCCGAGGCTATCGCTGCGAAATGGTCAGAAATTGATCTGCCAGAATGAGGTGAAACATGACAGATAAACAATTAAAAGCACAATTTTCATCTGCTACTGACAACTGGGAGACTCCGCAAGATTTGTTTGACAGATACAATTCCAGATATCATTTCAATCTGGATGCAGCAGCTTCAGAGGATAACAAAAAGTGTGATAGATTCTTTTCTGTTGCGGATGATGGGCTTTCTCAAGACTGGAGCGGCTGCAATGTATGGATGAATCCTCCCTATGGAAGAGAGATCGGTCGATGGGTGCAGAAAGCCTATGAGGAAAGCCAGAAGCCTGATACCGTTGTGGTATGCTTGTTGCCAGCCAGAGTAGATACCAGATGGTTTCATGACTACTGTTCCAAAGGAGAAATAACCTTCCTCAAAGGGCGGCTCAAATTCGGACAGTCTAAAAATTCTGCACCGTTTCCGTCTATGATCGTAGTGTTTGGAAAGCGGATAGAAGACAATCCAATTCGTTTGATATGGGAGCAGATGCTGAAGGGAGATATAACGTGAAAGTAATAGAAAAGAAAATTCTTCCTGAGTATTACAAAGCGGTCAGATCGGGAAGAAAGACTTTTGAACTTCGGAAAGACGAGGACAATGTACAAGTTGGTGATGTGCTTCTGCTTCGTGAATGGGACGGAGAGAAATACACTGGCAAAATGATTGACAAGTCTGTGTCGTATGTGCTTCGGAATGTTCCTGAGTATGGATTGCAGGACGGCTATTGTATCATAGCATTGCAGACTATATATACGCAGTCTACTGTATGTATCCAGAACGGCAATAACAATATGCACATCAATAATGTCGGGACATTAACAATAAAATAAAAGCAAAAGAGACAGAGTGACGATGCTCTGCCTCTTTTTTATGATTCGTTTTATGTGTACCGCTTCATTTCTTCCTCAATGCTAAAATGAACACCTTCAAAGTTTTTAATATATGGATAATACGAACCAATAATACTAACAAAATTTCTGGCATATACCAGTCGCTTGACTTTGATTTCGCAATCTTCCTCAACAATATATCCGCTGCAGCAAATCAGGGAATTATCTCTGATAAATCGATCAATATTTTTGAAAGCATTCTCAAGAGTTAAGACGGGTTCAACGGCAATAGAATAAGCTGGCTTTAAGTCTCTTGTCTTATCTTGCAGAACAACATTTGTGTGATATAATTTCATTTTTTCACTCCCTGATCGCAACCTTTGCAATTCTTACCATGTTTTCTACAAAGGGGAAAATCTGATCCATACCAGAAAACCCCTTTCTTAGAAGTATATCATTACTTCCAGCATCGGAAATAATAAGACTATACCAAACGCCTTCACTACTTTCATCACAATCAATTTCAACAGATGTATTTGTCAGCTTTTCAAACTGCCCGGCCATCATAGAAATATCAGATAAATTATCGATATAAGCACTTAATTTCATAATTATCTTGCCCCTCCTTAAGCAATCAGAACGTGTCCAGCAATGGCCGTCTCGATCTTCTCATCGCTGATTCCGATATACCGCCTGGTGACGGTCGGGCTGCTGTGCTGAAGCAACTGCTGCACCAGCACGATATCATGCCCATTGCGCTCGTATATGTCCGTAGCGTACCATTTACGGAAAGAGTGGGTTGAGATATCCTTATATCCGAGGGCATCGCATACAAGCTGCAAATTGCGTTGTACGACTCGTACCTTAATCGGGAACAGAAGATCGGTCGGCTGGATCTTGTACTTGGCTGCATGGTCACAGAAGAATTGGTAAATCTCATCGGGAACGGTGAAGGTCCGGCGTTTCCCGGTCTTTTCCTCCGTAATATTGAGGCGGTAACGGTTACCATCCCGGACAATGTCGGCGAGACGGAGCCGGAGAATATCCCCGATCCTAAGCCCCAGGTTGGCCTCTGCCACCAGGACGGCAGCACACCGGGGGTTGGCCCTGAGGCTGCTGGACCCGGACCGCATAAGTGCGATAATGGTCTTGTATTGCTCTGTCGTTAATGCTTGCATTATGCCACCTCCATAAGCTCACGCTCTGCCTGTTTGCGGATATGCTCCGCTTTGCTCATGCGTCTCTCACACGCTCTTACTTGATTTTCAAGTTTAAAGATAGTGTCCTCAACCTTTTCTCTTTCTTTCCATGCTCTAGCCTCTTCATCGACTTTGCTGGCAAGCTGGCAATACTCAATGGTTCTATCGATATTTACAAGTTGTTCATCGCAAGCAGAAAGCTTGGCGGTATAGTGGTCGAGTTTGCTCTGCTCGCCGATAATATCAGCTTCGGCCTGTTCTTTTTTGAATTCTAGATCTGATACACGCTTTTCAAGTTTTCTAACGGCTTCGGCTTGCCTTTTTTGCTCCTCCTGCACTTGAATGATGGCGGTATGGTCTGACGATTCAAGCTGATAAAGACGGTCGATTTCCCTCTGGAGCGCAGCTTCCGCTCTGGCTTCACGTTTGCGCTGGCTGTTTCTGACGGCACTTTTAAAAGCTTCAGCTAACAAATACAATACGAAAACAATGGCAATAATGGTGATCATTTTAGTTCCCCTCCGTTAATTAGTCGATAGGTAAGTCGAGTTCTTCCGTTTCCTCCCGGGCTGGCTGGACCGCAGAAGACGCTTGAGCAGCTTTCTCTGATTCCATATAGAATCTGAGGGCTTGCTTTAAGACAGTGCCTCTGCCGACTTTCGCCGCCGGGTCTACTTTGCTGTCCATGAAGTCTATCAGATCTTGCTCGTTGGTCTTGAAAAACTTCACAGAAAAGATAACTGTGTTTTCCTTGTCCCAGTTCTTTCTGGCTTCAGAATAAGCCATGATTTACACCTCCCTCTTTCAGTGTTACTTAATCCTATCACAGATAAGTAACACTGTCAACGGAGACAAACATGAGAAAATTTCATGGATATCAATCCGAATTCTCATATCCGATACGCTTGCAGACTCTCGCGATGGCCTCGTCATAGCTGCCGCCTTTCGCCAGATCCCGTGCTACCAGAACGGGCCGAGCATTGTACAAGGCCTTAAGGAAGCCAGAAGAGGCTCTCCCGGTATTAATATACCAGTATAACGGAGCCATGTGCCTCTCGGCAGCAGAACTGCCGTGCCGGGTCATGATCTCCCGGTGGATATGCCACAGCATGGTGTCGATAGTGGTCGCAGAAATAGCCATATAGAATCCTCCTAGCTTAATATTTTGGGATGGCTCCCGTGTATGCCCTCCTACCATCGCAGAAGGGCATAAGCTGAAACCATCACAGGGAAAGCTGCCGCATGATCTCATAGTACATGTCAACAATACCGACATTCACGATATCCTGATCACGCCGCCGCCGGTCTGCATCGCCTGGGTTGTAGGCGATATAGCCGTCTGCATTGTGCTTTTCCCTGGCCTTGCAATTATCTATTGCATAGGCAAGAGCGGAACGGATCTGCTGCTCAGAAAATTGTTTCATTATAGGTTCCTCCAGAAAGATAAATTTTTTATAATAGCCGCAGAAAGAGCGGATATTAACGCTGAAAGAGCAGAACACGCAGAACACGCAGAAAGAGCGTAGAAAGAGGCTGTACATGGGAAGAGGCCACCAGGACACTACCAGGCCCGACAGACTTTAGTTCGCTAAAGTGCTAAAGTCTCCCGCTGGCCACTTTAACAATTTAAAGTGCTGAAGTGCGGATCCTCTCCCGCATTCCGTTGCGCTACATTGCAAGCCTCCCGGGAGAGAATAACAATATACTCCCTCTCCCGTTGTGCTTTCTTTATAGCATTGCGGAGGCTTTCCCGGAGAGTTATATAACATTCCTCTCCCGGCTTGCCTCCCGGCTTTATACGCTCCAGGAATGCTTTCTAATGTGATTTGATATAGAGTCATAACTTAAGCATAACAACGGCTTTACAACGGTTTACAACGGCTTTCCCGCTGCTATGCTTAAGTTAGCACTCTATAATAGAATGCTAACTATTAAGGCTTGTTTTATCCTCTCCGCAATTCGGAAAGCAATTCGAAAAACATTTCTTTTGAATACAATTCCGAATTTCCTAATTTTACCCAACGTTTACCCATTAATTCATACCATGCAACGGAATAACAATTTTCTGTTTTTTGCGCTGCTAATATTTTGTGTAAACCGTTGTTATAATACTCTCTTTTCATGATATTAGATCCTCTCTTGTTATCCGTAAATTCTAATCATTCTGTTTTGAAATTTTGTGGCTTGCGCTTGTGCTTTCGTTGCGGCTTTTTTCCTGGTATCAGCAAAATAACATTTCCATGCAACGGCTTGCGTTATTTCGTTGATAAACTCAACTTCACAACAAAATCTTTCTTTTCGCTTTCGCTTGCCAAATTGACGTGATTGTAAAAATTGACTGTACAGATTTTTTCCATTGCGGAGGCCTCCCGTTATTTTATTAAGTGCTTAAGCACTTGCGCTTATGCTGCTATACGTTGTTAGCATAGCAGCATAAAAACAAGCGTTTAAACCGTTGAGAGAGTTACCAGGGAGTTATTTATTGATCATTTCCTTGCGTTTGCTATCATTAACTCCCGGAATGCGGAGATACTCCGCAACGTTAACAATTCCGGCTTTTTTCCAAATATCCAAATAGCAGCTATAGCCGCATTCCTTGCACTTTCTCCCGTTGCATTCTCCCGCTCCCGCTGCTATAGCCTCTTGAATATCCTCTTTTGTCAAATAAACTGTAAACACAAAATCAAAGTATTTCGCAAGTTTAGACGGCTTTCCAATAATCGGAGAGGATTGAATAAGAGTAACGTTTTCCGGCTTTCCTAATTTGTCGCAAGCCTCAACAACGGCTTTTACATTTTTCGCCCAAAATCCGAATTTAACGCAAGGGAAAGCGTAGCAAATATTGAGCATATTTTTTGCATAAGTAACGTTTGGAACGTCTCCGCTACTATTTACTCTGTTAATATAAGAGACGTTTAAAAAACGCAATTCCTCAACGGAAAACTCTACACTTGACATGATAATCATATTAAGTGAATGACGATTTAACACATTAACTCCCTTAAAAGAATGCTCCTGAGAGTAGTCATAGCAATAACCACAAATGTGATTAGGATCCTCTTTTGCCGCCTCCCGCATTAAATTGCAAAATTCACAATTTGTTGCGCTGCTATCAAAACTTGTGATTCCCTCAATCTTTCCGCTTTTGTGATAAGCCGGTTTATAAATGCTTAAGAGTTTAAACTTGTCTTCCCTGGTAATATTCTCCGCTCCCTTATAGAGGATAGCAGCAACGGCAAATAAGTCTTTCTCAAAATTGATTGTTTTGTCGTTGTGAATAAAAGTGTACTCTTTTCCGTTGATAATAATGTTTCTGTTTTCGTTCATGGTATTTTTCCTCCCTGGTATTATGATTTTTTAATTAAGGCTATAAAGCCGTTGCATAGCATTTTCTAATAGGAAAGTGCTAGTAAAAGACTCTTGTTTTACTCTCCCTTAACAAGCCGGAATTGCGGAAACTTTCGCTCCCTCCGCAACGGGAGCATAATACAGTAACACTGTACTATAGAGAGTATAACAGAGTGCAGTAACACTGTCAATTATAATATAAGTGTTACTGTCATTATTAACAATCTGTTCATAAGTGTTACTGTCAATCATTCCGGGAGGCATGAAATAATTAACAGTGTTTAGTAACTCGCACAAATAACAACGTTCTCAAAATTTGATCCGCTATACATTGCAAAAAGTGCTATTTATTCATTCCTTTATGCAATTATACATTGAGATCCGCTAAAAATTGCGTGTTTGTATCACAAAAGCGCAATAATTCACTTGTATTTATTCACTTTTCGCCGTGCTTTATTCACTTTTCGGCATTCTTCCGGCGGCCAGTCATACCCAAGGGGGATTAGAGGAGGCTAACTGGCGGGCGGGTTACCTTCTCGAGTAGCCGAAAAATTGAAAAAGGGTCACTTTCCAAATTGGAAAACGCCATTCTGCGGCTGTTCCAACGAAACGAAACTGGAACACCTTTCCGACCGAAAACGGACCAGACCCGACCATCGCTTGAAACCCGAAAACGGCAAAAAAGCGTTCCAATACATACTGGAACAGCTATTGGAACGCCTATTGGAACACATATTGGAACACCCATAAAGCCCCTATTTACTTATGTTTATAGCTATAGTGTTCCAATATAAGAGTAAAATACATAATCTTTACCCAAACACGTTTTTTATATAAGAATTTTTAGGGTAAAAAACTAGTTTGGGAAGAAACTAGAAATACTGGAACAACTGGAACATTGGAACACAGGTACGATTTGGGCGTTGAGAATGGCGGCTGGGATTTATATAATGGCAACGTGAGGATGACGGACTCATTGGAGAAGGTGTGATGCCGAGTGGTGCGATACACTCGGATTACATAATGCGTCTGGAAGTGCCGTCATCACTTCTGGGCGCATTAATTTTGGAGGATGAAATTATGGATCGCATTGATGAGTTGAACCAGGAAATTAAAAGGTTGTGGGAGAATTACACGATTGGCGAGATGCTGGTGGCGATTTATAACGTTACGGGCGTTTCAAAATTGCAGAAGCAGATTGATTTCGCTATCAGGAGAGATCATGAATTGCAAGTCATGGAAATGGCATGGGAGAAATGGTGCGAGAGAAATCCTGTGCATTATTCTGTTAGCGATTTTCCTGAGTATGTTTTGGATACGATGAATGAAAACGGAATGCCGGATCAAAATGCGATGATTATTTATCTATACAATAAGCATTTGAAAAGGCAGCCAAATATGCTCGGAAGCTTTTTTGAGCATAAGGGGACGATGTACTTCAACGATGCTGGATATCGTTGGATAATCTCAAATTCGTTGCGTTACGATCTGGCAAACGAGGACGAATATTCCGAGTGGCAGCGTCAGTCTGGATTATTTGCTCGCATTAATGATTTTTCATTTGTGCCGTAACTGTCAAGTAAAATTGCTTTACACCAATTCTTGCGGCGTGTATAATGGGTCGAGGTGATAACGTGACTGTAAATGAGTATGAGAAGATGGTCAGGAAACTGATCGGGTTGGGTGACCCGGCGGCGTTATCTGATGCGTTTGATGTGTGTCGTGAGATTGAGACGGTGGACTCGGTCCGGGTCGAGGGAACCGGGCGGCGTGACCCTGGGGTGACCATTTGCGATGAGGGTTACTTCAATCTGGCACACACGCTGAATCGAGAGGTGAGGGCGGCTGCCAACCAACTCCTGAAAGAGGGCGTTGATGCGGAGAATATGCAGAGTCTGTATTACAGGACTCACTTATTTGACGCACCATACTATTTTGACTCGTTCTGCATTTACATCGAGCGGGATCGACCGATCAACAAGCAATTCTACCTGCCGAGACGGAAACAACTGAAGGTTCTGGTGGACGCCATCCAGGAATTCGAGGAGGGGAAGCTGAACCTGCTTGGGATCTCGATGCCTCCCGGCGTTGGGAAAACGACCATTGCCGAATTCGGCCTGGCATGGACCTGTGGACGGAATCCGTTTCTGCCGAATATCGTAGGGTCACACAACAACTCGTTTCTAAACGGGATGTATGGCGAGATGCTACGAATCTTTGATAGTGTCGGAGAATATCGGTGGACGGATGTTTTTCCAGGTCTGACGGTTGTGGCGACCAACGCCAAGGACATGCAAATCGGAATCGGATACACGAAACAGGACGATATGCGCTTCAAAACACTTTCTTTTTCCTCGGTAGGCTCTGGGAATGCGGGCAAAATTAGGGCACAAAATTGGCTCTATGTCGATGATTTAGTTAGTGGCATAGAAGAAGCTCTGAGCCGTGAGCGCATGGACAAGCTGTGGCAGGTCTACTATACCGACCTCCAGCAGAGAATGCTCGGAGACCGGGCAAAACAATTAGTGATCGGGACACGTTGGTCGGTCGCTGATCCGCTCGGACGGTTGGAGATGCTCTACGAGGACGATCCAATGGGGAAGTTTATCAACCTGCCCGTTGCCGATGATGCTGACCATTCCCTGTTCAACTACCCCTACGGCCTCGGATATAGCGATGATGATATCAAACGGCTGCGGGAGACATGGGACGATCTGTCTCTGAACGCTATCTATTTCGGACGGCCAGTCGAGCGAGAAGGTCTGCTCTACGAGGAGAACGAACTGCGGACATACTTCTCCCTTCCTGACAAGGAGCCGGACGCCATCCTTGCTATCTGCGATACAAAAGAACAGGGCATGGACTATTGCGTCTGCCCTGTGTTCTATCAATATGATAATGATTTCTATATGGATACGATCATTTGCGACAATGGCAAGGTCGAGGTTCTGGAGGAGCGGGTTGCCCAGCTTCTCGTGAATCGGAAGGTTCGGATGTGCCGGATTGAGTCGAACCGAGGCGGGACCATATTCGCTCAGAATGTCGAGAAGCGGGTGAAAGAGCTGGGAGGGATGACCAGCATCCAGACCAGATGGACCCAGACGAACAAGGAGACCCGAATCCACGCATCTGCCGGATCAGCCAAGGCTCACATCCTGTTCCTTGATCGGAAAGCTCAGGGTTATACTAAAGAATATCAGCTTGCCATGACCCAGCTTTGCACCTACTCCATCGCTGGGAAGAACAAGCACGATGATGTGCCGGATGTCCTGTCGATGTTTGTGGATTGGCAGATGTCTGATCGGTCAAATGTGGCAACAATTATTAAGAGAAGATTTTAAAGCTGTCAAGTGTTTCTACTTGACAGCGGTTGCGTGATTTGCTATAATCTAATGTGAAATAGAAGATGTTTTTTGCGTGATGTACCTCCTTTTTATTCATGAGTCTCCACGGCTGCTGGCACGGATTTTCTTAACGATGGTCGGATGCTGTGTCGTGAGGTGAGAGGAAGCAGCGCAGTGAAAATCTGCAAAAATTAAATGAGGGATGAGTTATGCCAGACGAGATCCGAGATATTATTGTTGATATTGTTCAGCGGAGACATGAAGCTACCGTAAAGCTCGAAAACGGCAAGTGGGTCGTTGCTGAGTCTGCCAGGTGGGTAGTGTACAACGAAAACAAACCGAGAAATATCAATTTAAAGTGATGTAGAGTAATGGCATAGCCATTAAGAGCCTTTTAAGGCCGTAGATGTTTTAGGACATTTACGGCCTCTTTCTATTTATGCGGGGTGAGATTTTGGACGCAGAATTTGAAACGAGATCGACCGTTGTCCGTAACGATATGTTCGGGCGGCTGGATATCTATTCCACGTTCGATGATATTAACGAGGACAATGTCAAAGAGGAACTGAACTCTGCTCTGGTTTATCATGTCAAAAATATGCTCCAAGAGGAGTTCCTGTATTGGTATACCAGAAATGTTCAGCCGATTCTGTTTCGTAAGAAAGAGGTTCGGGATGACATTCTGAACATCGTCCAAGTGAACATTGCGGCATCCATTTGTGATTTCAAGGATGGCTATCTCATTACGCAGCCACTCACCTATGTCTCCAGACGCAAGGGTGTTCAGGCCAAGCTGAAAAAGATGAACGAGTATCTTTATCGGTCTGGGAAACAGGTTGCCGACAATAAGGCTTCTGACTGGTTTCATAGGGTAGGCAAGGGCGTCATCTATGTTGAACCAAACGATGATGTTGAACAGCCGTATAAAGCGTATGCTCTTGATCCTAGGTCGGCATTCGTTGTCTATTCGCTTAAGCCTGGCAACGAGCCTGTTATGGGCATTAACTATGTTGTTTCCGATGGCGTTGCCAAATATGATGTGTACACAAAGAACAATGTGTTCCATCTTTCCGGCGTTCAGACAGGGAAAACCGTAACATATGAGAACAATCACGACTATACGACCACAGCAACTACGCTGGATTCAGTTGAGCCGAATGTTCTGGGTGAGATCCCGATTATTGAATACAGATATCATTCGACAAACATCTCATGCTTTGAGCTGGCGATTCCGCTTATTGATGAGATTTCCAATATCTATTCCAACGCTTGTGACGGAATCGAACAGTTTATTCAGTCTTTGGCGATTGCGGTAAATTGCGAGTTTCCTGAGAATACTACGATTACTGACATCCGTAAAGCTGGAATGATTGCCCTCAGAAGCATTGGCGAAAACAAGGCTGATTTTAAGGTGCTGTCTGAGCAGCTTGATCAGACACAGACCAAGACGCTGATCGACAGCCTCTATGACGAGATCCTTCGGATTTGCGCTATGCCGAGCCGGAGCAACGGCGGGTCCACATACGATACGACTGGGGCGGCTGTTTTGGCTAACTTTGGGTGGTATCAGGCAGACGCTGCCGCTCGAAATACCGAGGACTTGTTCAGAGAATCCAATCGATATTTTGACAGAATTATCGTTAAGATTCTCAAGCGGAAGGGCCTTCTCGATATTAGCGAGAATGATTTTGAACTGAACTTTGTTCGTAACGAGACTGCGAATGTGCAGAGTAAAGCCCAGGCGTTCCAGACGCTTATGTCTGCTGGTCTGCATCCTGAGCTGGCTGCGGCAAAGTCGGGTATTTCCAATGACCCGGTTAAAGATATGAAGATGTCCGAGAAGTGGTTGGAGATGATCTGGGGTAACCCGGATAAGGTGGTCGAGGCTGAGCAGACCAATGGCGGTCAGGGTGAGGCTGAGATTATTGAGGAAGACCGTGATAACGGAGAGAATGAGACTGGAGGAGCAGTATGAGAGCAAAGTTGTCAGTATTGATTCCGGCCTATAATCCTGGGAAATGGTTTCGTGGGGTTATGGACCAACTGAAAGCGCAGATTGAGAAGTATCCTGATACGGAGATTCTCGTGGTTGATGATGGAAGCACCGAGGATCTCTCGTGGGTTGCGGATTATCCGAATACCACATATATCCGGCAGGAAAACGCTGGTGTTGCAGATGCGAGAAATCTTCTTTTGGAAAAGGCGAAAGGCAAGTATATCCAGTTTTTAGATGCGGATGATGAGATTTATCCGAATTGCCTTGACCTCATCTATGAGAATATTGCTGGCGGGTATGATTACATTACTTATGAGTTTGATACCGATCATAACAGATTGCGGTCATATCACAATCATGGCCAGCTGCTTTATAACTGCGCTCTGTGGGGATATACGTTCAAGAGGTCGATTACCAAGGGGCAGAAGTTTGATTCTTCCAAAACGCCGGAATGTGATGTTGACTGGCTGCTTCGGGTTCTGAAACCTGATGCCAAGATGAAGCATGAAGATCGGCTGTTCTATAACTACCGCTGGGATGGCAATGTTAATTCTCTGAGTCATCGGAGATTGCGGGGTGAAATCTGATGGTATTGTCCATCATCATGCCCGTATGGAACCAGGAGGACTTGGTTATCAAGGCACTCGATAATCTTCCGAGGCGGGATGATATCGAGGTTCTGGTTTGCGATGACGGTTCGACTGACCATACGCTCGAAAGACTTAAGGCATATGATATGCCCGGTCTCACGGTGTATTCCAACTGGGAAAATAAAGGTGTCGCATATACAAAGAATCGTCTTCTGGCTGAAGCGCATGGACAGTATTTCCACATTCATGATAGCGATGATTATGTGATTACTGAGCCTTATAATCGTCTGATCGATGAATGGCTGCTGAAAGGCGAAAAGGATATTATCTGTTTTGACTTGCAGATAACAAGCGGAGAAAGGCTTTCGCTCAATCATAATACTCAGCGTGGGTATTGCGCTCAGATTGCTCGGTTTATCCGTAAAGAATTTGCGGAAGGGATTAAGTTTCCTGAGCATATTAAAGCCGGAGACGATTGGTATTTTGCAGAGGATTTGATTAAAAGGAATCCTGATATTGCATATACGGGTGTAATGGCTTATCACTATAACTTCCCAAGAGAAGGCAGCTTATCCGATCTTCAGCGCAAGGGGTTGGTCTGATGTATGTCAATGTTTTCTATTTTAAGAACATAAACAGCATCGGCGGGATAGAAACCTTTTTTTGGCAGCTTGGGAAGAAATATGGGAAAGATTTTGACATCACGATATTTTATCGGGTTGGCGATGTTAATCAGATCCGCAGACTGTCTCAGTATGTTCGGGTAAAAAAGTTTAGAGATGGTCAGAAAATTCGTTGTAAACGTGTTTTTCTCTGCTTCAACCTAGACATTATCGATAGCATTGAAGCTGATGAGTATTATCAGATGCTACATGGAGACTATGTCAGCCTTGGCGTATATCCTGATCAGCATCCTAAGATTACGAAATATATCTCTGTTAGTGAAGTAGTTCGGGACGCCTATCAGAAAGGCAAGGGTGAGGATAGCGTTGTTTGCTACAACCCATTTACGCCTGTAAAGCCGAAAAAGGTTTTGAATCTGATCAGCGCAACACGGCTGTCTTCGGATAAAGGCTACTTCCGAATGGAAATGCTGGCTCACAAGTTGGAAGATGCCGGAATCCCGTTTATCTGGATGGTCTATACCGATTCCGACAGACGGACGATCACAAGCCCGAATATCATCCTGAGAAGACCAACTCTTGATATTGTTGATTACATAGCGAATGCGGATTATTATGTCCAGCTTTCAGATGCTGAGGGCTATTGCTATTCGGTTGTCGAGGCGTTGTCGGTCGGCACGCCAGTAATTGTTACGGATTTTAAGGTTGCTCGTGAAATCGGCGTAAAGGATGGCGTTAATGGTTTCATCCTCCCGATGGATATGAGTAAAGTACCGATTGACGGCATATATAAAGGGCTTAAGAAGTTCAAATATACTCCGATGGAGGATTGCTGGGATAAATTGCTTGTTCCTGGAAAATCCGAAGGTGCAGACGATGATCTGAAAATGGTGAAGGTTCGTGTAAAGCGCATCTATCTGGATATGCAGATCCATCGTGAAATGCGATTCGGAGAAGAATTCGAATGTACTATGCGTAGAGCGGATGAGCTGGAAGAGTTAGGTCTTGTTGAATCGTTAGGTGGTTAATATGGCAAGCATTCTGCCGTTTGATGAACTGAATAAGTTTACTCTCAAATTACGCAGTATGTTTCCAAACGGAACGCTTCCAAACAGAAAAGAATACCCAGAATTATATGAGGATATTTTGGATGAGATGCTCGAGCTGTTTTTGCTAGCGTATGCAACAGGAAACAGCATAACAAATATGAATCTGGGATTCGATTGGACCCCGACTCAGGATGATGCAATAAATATAGTTGATAAGGAAATTGCTGGGAAAACATGGAGAGAACGTGCCGAGGAATACTTCTCAAACGAAGGAACCGTGGACGATCTCATCAGGATTGCCGAAACCGAAACCCACAGAGATGCAAACGAGGCGGCTTTGGCAACAGCAAAGAAAGCCGGAGCGAAGAGCAAAACGTGGATCACCATGCTGGACGAGAAGGTTCGTGATACACACCAATATCTCGAAGGTATGACGGTCGGTATCAACGAGGACTTCTGGACATACGACAACGACCATGCTCCTGCTCCTGGAATGTTTGATTATGCACAGAATAATGTGAATTGTCGGTGCGAATTGGTGTTTAGCTGAGTAATCAGTTTAACATATAAACAGAGTGAACTGTAAACGCAAAAGTCATGACAAGACTTAAAAACGGAAATTGAAAGTCAGGGAAGACTATAATCGCAAGGAGAATGAGACATGAAGATTGATACCACGAAGATCGAAGGGTATGCGGAGATGACCGCAGAGGACAAGCT